ATAGCCATGAAATAACTCCTGCAAAATAAATAATGACTGCCACTGCTTCGACTAAGAACAGCGGAGGATCTCGTTGGAGAAATCCTGCCAGTGTCCATAAGAGTGACCCAACGAGTGAGAAAAAGACGTTCATTGGGTAGATGTTGAAGCTAGTTAGGCAGATACCAATGAGACATAGGCCAGTGCCTAACCATTTGATTGCTAACATAAAACCTCTGCTGATTTAAGTTTGCCTGTTTCGCCATCAAAAGTTAGTTTTAGATTAGGTATTTCATGAAACCCCTCACACATAAATACCCCATCACCAGCACAATTCATTACGCAAATAGTTTTAACAACATCAGGCTTTGTTTCAGGTTTGATGCGGTATTCATCATCACCGTCCCAATCAGGATAGTCCCAGTCCCACCAACCATACCCATCTTTATATTGAATGGTATATCCATCAGCCCATGCTTTGATTAGTTCTGCGTGTTTATGTGGTTTCATATATTCCTTTCTAAAATGGTGCTTCGCCCACTTTTTCAAACGGGGTCTTCACCTCTTTTGCCTGTAATTGTTTGATAGTCCAGTTTGACAGGCAAAAAGCTTCCGCACAGCTCTTGATGTGAAATGTGCGGATCAGCTCGTTGTCCTCGTCATAGACTCCCCAGAGTTCATAGGCCTTCTTCGTAGTCATCCAAGGCTCCATGCTTTTGACAAGGGGACATGCAAGATACTGGGATCCCCGCCTGTGCTCTGATCAGGTTGGCTGCATCGTAATACCAAGCCTTGTCGCACTTCTCTGCGAACATCTTAGCCAATGTCTTGCCGTATTCCTGAACAAAGTCGTTTATATCCATGCCGGTGTTCGGCATCGCCTTGTAGGCTTGCTCGAATATAGACATGTCTTTAATGTCGTGTTCATTTAACATTTTTAAATACCTCCATAAGGTGATCGATATACCGTAAACGGTAAGCCTTCATATTTTTTCTAGTAAGTAGTCTATCTGGGATGTTTGCATCTCTCCGCAACCACATCTCAAGGGTGTGCCAATCATTTAGACCCCCCTCAATAAACTCTTTGATGCGTTCTCCAGCGTATACAACAACAGGATCTTCATCCCAATAAGACACGTCATCAATAGCCCAACAAATGAATTCAGCTTCGCCATTGGCAATTTGTTTACGTGCTTGCCTCAATATCTTCTGATAAATGTTCATAGAACCTCCATAGTCGTGACAAAAAAGAGCACACTCAGAGAATGCACTCTCGTTTGTCCCTATTGTCTCGATACTGCCTGAGCGTCCGCCAGTGACCCACGCTTTTTAGTGTCCTCGTGTCAGGACGGCTTGAGTATAACAGCCAAGTTCAGGCGGGGTGGTGACAATCAGAAAAACAATCGGGCAATGACTTTGCGGGGTCAAAGCTGGCCAAGACTTCGACGACTAAAAAAAAGAGCCAGCAAAGCCTTATTTTATAAGGGAATGCCTCTAGGAGACTTCTAGAGGGCTTAGGTTGAATTTTAGGGGTAGAGCTAGGCTAACCCATTGGGAATACCAAAAGAGAGCTTTAGAGGCTCTCCTGTGCGGTTAGTTTGAGGATTATTCGTTGATATTTACGAGCCAACTCTCAGGTAATGGAGACATAGCCCGTGCGGTTTTTCCTTTCCCATAGCCTCGAACTTGAAACTTGATTGAACCTAAGGAGAACTCTCCCGAGCCACCATAGGAACTCGAGGAGAAGGGCACAACCACCTTGTAGGGTGTCCCTTCAATCTTGACTAGCTCTCCAATCGCTTTGCGTGGGGTTAGATATTTTCTCTTCATGCGTTCTCCTTAATTAAACCATGCGGTCATCAATGGGTGGGTGTGCTTTGCTTTGGTTGGGACGAAATTAGCCCATATCTGCTTTGGCTCTAAGTCATCAAAGACAGGAGACCAAAAGACATCCAGTCCCTTGCGTTCGTATGTCACCAGTCCATCCCGCAAGAGTGACTTGAGGGCATTGTGACAGAGATTACGAGAGAGACCGGAGAGGTCTCCTAGGGTTTTGGTTTTGGTTGTCCCGTTGTCAATTAAGAGGGTCATTATGCGTTCTTTGTGGGTCATACCGCCCCCTCAATCTGAGCAAGCTTTTGTTTTTGCTCTTGTAGGAACTCCCCAAGGGTTTCGAACTCATCAAAAGACTTTAACTTGATGCGGTCCACCTCTCGGCTATCCAGTAAATCGCATATATCAAAGAATACCTCTTGTAAGAGGGTGAGTTGTGTTTGTGTCATTTTGTTTTCTCCTAGTGTTTGACTAAGACTGTCTCCCGACAGTTTCGACCAATCAGGTCTCATCAGTTAGCCTTTAGCAGTTGCGTATCCAGTAGGTGTTATCCATGAACTCGACCTGTGAATAGTCCACCTTTACATTGTCTGCGGTAGCCTCGTAATCAATCTCAATCCATGAGGGCATATCGTGAGGGATATATCCGCAATCCTTGAGCATCTCTGTGGTGTAGTCCGTGAAATAGTCATCACGAATAAGCACCTCACCATACGACCAGTCCGAATAGTTCTCGCACTCTCTCCAGACCTCGATAAGGGCAATCAGCTCTAGTGCCTCTTCGTCGTCTCCCTTGCTCTTCAACCAATCGAGGAAAGGCTCATCATGTAGAGCGTCGCTTTCGTCAATCTCTTCAGCCTCAGGGTAAGTGGCTAGAATGTGCTCATTGAATGTGGGCAAGTAGCTCTCAATCAGCTCTTGTGCTCTGTCGATAATGTCTCGTGAATCTAGAACCTCATCAGGTGTAATGTTGTTTGTTCTCATTCTGTAATCTCCTCTACTTCGTCAATTTGCCACTCTGCACAATCAAACCATCTCCAATTTAAGTCTTGTTTGTAGGCTAGCTCTCCCGCTTGCTCTGCGTCTTCAGCCTCTACTTCTGCTACATGGTAGACAATCTGCGAACTATAAACTTTAAATGTTTTCATTATCCAATCTCCTTGCTTAGTTTTTGTAGGTAATCAATAGCGTCAATGATGCAACCATCAGCACAAGACAATTGAGAACAGATTGAATAGTTGTCCGTGAGTAGCTCACCATACTTGTGATAGATGTCAGAGAGTAGGCTCTGTGCTTGTTGTAGTTTTTGAATATCAGTCATTTTGTAATCTCCTAGTTAATCTTAAAGTGTGTCGTAGAAAAAAGCATAAGCGAACATAAACGCAATCGAACCCATCACGAATAAGCCCACAATCCAATCAATTAAGTTCATTAAAAAGTTTTTCATTATGTAATTCCCTTAGTTTGTAAGAACGTAGAACGCTAATAAAGCCCAAGCACTAATTGCTAATGAGCAACCCATAAAGAACGTAGATAATTTAATCATTTTTTAAAACTCCTTTCGTTGTTGATGATTAGAATCTTAGTCGAAGAACAGAAAAAAGTGTTCTCACAATGTGAAATAGTTCACTGTTCATTCATACAGTGCTTAAAAAAGCCACCGATTAAATTAGTGGTGTCTTTGGGTGCATCTTTGAGTGTGAGTTGAAGAGAGCGTGAAGATGACTTGAGGATGACTTGAGGAAAAAGAGTGAGTGTCTTGAGGTGAGCTTGAGGATGACTTGAGGTTGTCTTTAGGTCTGCACCATCTTAGTGCACTGGAAAAAAGCCACTGATAGAGACTGAGACAAGCCCGAGCGATTTACTCAGGTATTCACTCAATCACTACCAGAACACTGCAAAAGAGATATTTAATCTCTTCCCACCTATTTAAAATCAATCACTTACAGAACCCAGTGACAACTTCAGTGCCAACAAAAGGAAAACAATGGGAATTATCAGGAAAACGAGAGGGGTCATGGGGGTATCGGCACATTAGTTAAATCGAGGTGCCACTTCAGATTTTTGAGTTGAATTATTTCGACCCCTCAAGAGACTCCTAAAGAGCCTCCTAGAGATCACCCCTAGAAACCAGTAGAGGGTACTGGAGGGGTCATGAAGATATCTCAAAGACTGAGATAGTTTTATATACGATGATAACATTCACCTAGAGAGAATGTTTAAGAGAAACTAGAAGAGAACCTTTAGTGTTATCTAAAGTGTCTAATAACCTATATCCTAGCCATATAGGCTCAGCTTCCCCCCCTACCCCCCATAAGTTATGAGATGTAGGAGTGAACTAAACCTATGCAGCTAGAATATCTAAGACATCCTGAGCACACATAAGGACTAGCCTGGTCATTGCCAGAACCTCATGAGACCAGAAGTGCTCAGAGATCATCCCCCGAATAGACGTTATCTATCCAATTCTAGGACTATAGAGTCTATTTGAGGGATATATTGAATCTAATCAACGACTTGAATTAATCCAACCAGACTTCTTAGGTTTTGATCCTAAGACACTACCCATGAATTTCTTTAGCTCATTCTTTAGAGCATCGTCTTTCATTTGATAGACAGCCTTATCGTTGTCTCTAGCCATGTGTTCTACCCAGTAGGCTACAGCCATTGAGAGAGCATCTAGTCTATCGTCATGGATCAATGCACCTCTGTCTTTGGTGATACGTGTCATCTGATAGAACAGAGAATACTTAGGATCCTTAGCTGACTCAAAGTCCCTATCGATCACCTTCTGATCCACTATGAGCCTGTGCGTAGACATCACTGGTTCGAGTGTATCGATGATACGAAGTTCCTTCTGAGAGGAATGTTTCACTTCCTCAATGAGACACTTATGGAACCTAGCCATAACTGGTGTGAGGAGCTTGGTGTACATACCATCACCGAAGTTAGCTTCGACAATGACATGGTTCACTTGGTGCATCTTAGCGAGCCTAGAGAGGGTCTCTAAGGTCTCATCTGAGTATCCACCTGCTAGACCACCACAGGCCATCAGGAACATGTTACCTGCTAGTACCTTGATGATTGCATAGCCTGTCTCGTCGGTACCCCTACCTGAGGGGTCGATTGCCATGACACAACCAGTGTACTCAGACATTTCCTCTGAGTGCCACATAGGTCTGTAGAACCTGTCACCTGTAAGAGCCACGTTAGGGATATCGTTGATGCACAACTCTGGTGCAGCAGCCCAAGCAATCTTGTGGTGTCCCATGGTGGGATTAAGGTTCATCACAACCAAGTCTTGAACCTTGAGTGGGTATCGATCAGCATCACTAAGAGATGTGTCGAGCATGAACTGCAAGGCAAAGCCAGCACGTCCATACGATGCTCTACGTTCCAAGAGATCCTCGTCTCCAAATCGAAGGGGATCAGTTGGTTTTCCTACAAGCGTTGCATCTTGCTCTAGTGCCAGAGTGATCCAAGGGGCTAACTTACCTTGGTAAGATGGAACCTTAGGGATCTCTGGGTACTGAGCTGGCCAGATACGGGTCTCATAACCACGTTCTCCAAGAGCATTGTAGAGAGACATCTCTAGCTGTGGAGTGCCTAGGTAGATGATACGGGATGTATCTAGAGGCTTCAGAATAGAGTCGAACTCCTTGACCAACTCTGAGAGCTTATCTCGCATCATCTGAGTGGCAGAGTTACCAGGTGTTTCGATATCGTCAGCAACGATAATGTCTGCACGAGAACCTGTAAGCTGACCTGTGACACCTACAGACTTCACTGAGGGTGAGTGGTCGGCAATCGAAGGTCCAACGTCAAAGGCAATGACAGAGTCTCTTTGGCCTTCCTTAGGACGCAAGTGCTGAAGGATCGGTACTTCATTGATCAATCGCTTGACGAAGGTGGAGAAAGCATCAGCTCGCTCCTTTGAGGCAGAGACAACCAAGATCTTCTTCTGTGGGTCGTTTAATAGAACCCAACAAACGAAGGCTGAGGTTAGGAATGACTTACCTACACCACGGAAAGCCTCAATGATGGAACGCTTAGGGCCATTCTGTAGGTACAAACATATGTCGTTTTGTACTGGAGTAGGGTTTGGCAAGTTTAAGTGCTGCCAGATCACGTGAGCAAAGACTCTAAAGTCCTTTAATACGGGATGTTTATTATCCATTTAGATTGATTTTAAGGGGTGTAGAAGACGTTTTCAGGGTCTCCCTAGGGGTTAGCCTAAGGAAACCGAGAAAATGCCTTGTGGGTCAATTATGAGCTTCTGCGTAATGGGACAATGTTGTCATCTTCAAACACAGGGAGATCGGCAAGGGAATGCAAAGGAGATCCTTCAGCTGCAATAGCTTCAATCTTGTTGTCTTTCAGAAACTGACGGGCAACGTTTAGGATTGCTGCAGGAGGAGCAGTGGTTAGCCCAGTGTCTGGGTCTACATACTCCTTGCTAAGAGCTTCCTGAAGGACTTCTGCAAGCTTGCCGTGAAGACCAGCTAGGGCCTTCTCGTCAGCTTTGTTCATTTAGTTACGCCTTTCCACTTCTCGAATGTTCTGAGGCCACCGAGGCCAAGCATACCAAGCACTAATTCCATCAACGTGTCTGAGAACAGTGGTGGGGGCTTGATATCGGAGCCATAGGCCGCAATAGACCAGAGCATCAAAGGGTAGATTAAAAAGTTGTAGGTGAGAGCTATTCCACATACCCATCCAATAAAGGGTCTCCAACCAGAGACGAACAAGTCGGGGTTCTTGGCCTCCTCAGTGTTCAACTGAATTTGACCAAGAGCCAACTGAAAGTCCTGATCCTGAGCTGCTCGTAATAGTTCCGCTTGGGCTTTCTCACGAGCGTCTTTGTCAGGGATAATTTTGTCGAGTAACCTTGCACCTATCTCAATGATAGCAAGTGGGTTCATGACAATATAAGTTTAATAATCTTGTCGGCACCCATAGTCTGCCAAAGGAGAGCCACAACTGCTCCTGTGGCTATCCATTTGATCTGAGCTAGGGTCTTTTCGATTCCGGCAAGAGACTTCTTTAGGCTGTCAGAGATGTCTTGAAGACGCTTTAGGTCTTCTGCATGGTCTTCAACTCGCAGTTCCAGCTTAATGATACGGTGTTCCAATTCCATCGATCACCTCACTAAGCCTTGGGGAACTTCTCTTTGACTGACTGGCAGTGATCTACCCAAGAGATAACATCCTCTGGAAGATCCATGCCTGTGTCTTTCAAAGCTTTTGCAAGTTTGAAAACTGCATCTAGCTGATTGCCTGTTGGCAGGTAGTCTGCCTGTCGAAGCTCACGATAATCTTGTTTAACGGTTACTTTCATAGGGCTACCTGCAATGTCTTAGATTTAAATTGTTGGTTCATGAACTCCACATGAATCGATTGAGTGTAGTTTCCAACCAACTCAAGTGTTCCGTCATTGACTACAACTGGAGCTTCGATACCGACACACGCAGTTGTGTTGTAAGGGATACCAGTGACCACAGAACCAGAGACAGTAAGTTCCATCTCTGGTTTGTCTACTATTTCACCATTCACAACTTTGTAATCAGAAGGGTTGTACTCACCTTCAACTTCAATAAAGCCCTCTTCAGGGCTTATATTTAGCTGAATGTTTTCTGGTGTTCCTTCAATTTGTTTGGTGATTACACCAGTAGCAACATCATAAATAAGTACTTTCATCGTGCAGCTCCAATAACATATGCAACAACATTTCGTGGTGCCATACCTGGTAGGTAAGAAGTTACACCGTCAATACGAGAAGGAGTAAAGGTAATTGAGAAACTCTTTGTACCAGCCGTAGAAATAAACTTAGACGATGCAATACTTGCAACATATCCAAAACCATGGTTAGGCATTTCAGAGAATACTTGAGTACCGTCAATGGTTATTGCAATGTTTGTTGACATTGTTGCTGGATAAGCAGCTGTAAGTCCAATCTGATAGCCATTTGATGTGTCATTATTGTAATACTGGTTATCGTTATTTAACGTGAACGATACAACCAATAGACAGTTAGCAGCATCTGGCAAAGTGAATGAACCAGTTAGAGTTGTCGCTGTCGAACCGAGGTTTCCATAGTTAAATCGAACAGGAACCGTAACGGCGTTTGCACCAATCTTTAGCGTATTCACTGCAGCATCGTTGATCTTTGCTGTCGTAATAATACCAGAGGCAATCTGAGCAGAAGCTGTAATCAACGTATTTGTTGCAAGCTTATCAGACGTAATGGCCTGTGCTGCTAACTGTGATGTACCAATAGCACCAGCTGCGATCTTACCAGCAGTAATAGCATTAGCCGCCAACTTATCGGTGGTAATAGCATTAGCTGCAATCTTGTCAGCCGTGACTGAGTTAACAACAATCTTATCTGCAGTTACAGAACCAGCTGCTAACTGTGCTGTATTAATAGCACCTGCTGCAATCTGAGCTGCATTCACTGCACCAACCTGGATTTTACCTGTGGTAATTGCATTGGCTGCAATCTGATCAGCACCAATAGTACCAACTAGATCAGTAGTGTTAACGTTGCTTACGAACGAAGTACCATCAAAGCGGTAAAGCTTGTTGTCTGTAGTTAAGAATACAAGGCGACCAGCTGTGTTTCCAGTTGTTGGAAGAGCATTAAGGATTTCTACTGGGCGTAGACCTTGAGCAAACTTAGCTACTGTAATTGAGGCATCAGCTACTGTTGTTGAGGTATTAACGTTTACAACGACCTGAACCCAAACACCGTTCACACGCTGATAAAGGAACCCATCAAGAGTAAGGAATACCACTGTACCGTCAGCAGCATCAGTAGGTAGAGTATCTACAACTGCAATAGAGTCGGGTGCATCAGGGGTAAGTGTTGAGTTTAGAGTAACCCAAGTCGTACCGTCCCAAACATAAAGAACACCTAGATAGACAACTGTACGTCCAACATAGTTTCCGTCAGTTGGGAGAATATCGACGATTTCAATGTAGCTTGTACCACCATCGGTACCGCCACCAGTTCCACCACCTGTTCCTCCATCAGTGCCACCACCAGTGCCACCATCCGTACCACCACCAGTTCCTGTACCAGTGTTAAGGTTTGTAATCGTTACATAACCTTTTCCACTTGGAGGAGAGATAGAGATACCAGCACCTGCAGTTACTCTGTTAACAACACCGCCACCATCTGCAGCGACTGCCCCAAGGAGGATCTCTAGGTTGGTAACACGTGTACGAACAGCACTAATATCGTCATTAACGTCTACAAGTTCTGTGCTTACTGTTTGGTCTAGCTGATCCGTCTGGGTAATAAGATTATTTAATTGAGATTCAATAGTCATAATTATTCCTTAGAAGGCTGTGTAGGCCAAACAAATTCAAAAGGATTAGGCTGAGAAGTAATATCTCGCAAAGCCTGACGATAGTTTGCCCATTCGAGCTTCTTCATGTTGCTCAAAGGTGTATCGTCAAGTTGTGTCCAGTCACACGCTGAAAGCTTAATGTTTCGGTCGTGACGGACGTTATCCCATTCTGCCTCAACAATCTGATCAATCTCTTCTTGTGTCCTAGAAGTAACAACCCAATTTTGAGACCAAACACCAACTGTCTGGTCAAATGAAGGAGAACCCTCCGTGAGGGTCTCCGTCATATAATTGTATTTAGGCTGCTCAACTTCAGCCACAGGAAATACTTCGTATGCTTGAAGTGTCTCTGTAGGGATTGTTGAAGGGAATGAAGTTTGAGGATTATCTTTCCGAAGGTCACCAATTGTGTAGGGATATTTCTCGATGACCCCGTTGTTTAATTTAAGATACATAATTTCCTTATGCAGGTTTAATTGTTAGCAATACGCCCACTGTGTTTGCATTAGTACCAAGCGTTCTTGTTCCTGTCGAACCAGCCGAAATATCTTGATCATATACAACAAAAGGCGGCCTATTGGCTGCATCTGAATATCTATTTGTCATTCCAGTAGGTGCCGTAAACGTAGCTGATCCAGTTGCTGAAGCACAGTACACAGCTAACAAAACTGAATTTGATGCAGAGGCTGTTACTGCGGTGGTCACAAGAGTTGAGCCAGCGGTAGAAGCGAATGAGCCAGCCACATCATATGCAGCCCCTCGATATACAACAATACACCCGCTAAGTAAGTTACTACCTGTGGTTGCACTAAACGTATAAGTAGCCGGTTCAGATGAAGTTGCAGTTTTATACATCACTGCCGTTCCCGGCCTACTTGTGTATTCCGCTGCTAAAGTCCATCCAGTCGGCACTGTAAAAGGAGCACTAGTATCTACTCCCATAAACGCAATCATTAGATCACCTTGTAATAAACCGGATGGTTTACTAATAACAACAGAACCAGAACCAGCTGAGGACTCAGCACCAGTACTTACATACGTCGGCCGAGGCTTTACATATCTAGCCGCTTTCAAAAACTTGTTACGCATTATGCAGCTCCTACAAGAGCACCATAAATAACCGTACCAACCTTCCACAACTCAATAACAGTGTATTTAGTTGTGTCTAATGTTGGAGCAGATCCACCAACCCAAGTAATCGTTGGCCAAGTGATTGTGAAAGCAGTTCCATCAAGAACCATTAGAGTAATAGACTCACCAGCATTCCATGTACCAACTGTAGGAGTTGAGTTTGCACTCAAAGTCCATGTTTGGATGGTACCGTTAGTTGGGCTTAATGCGGGTGTTGTACCACTGACTGCAAATACGTTCTCAGCAATTGAACCTTGGAACTTGGTGTTACCCACAACATCAAGTTTATAACCAGTTGTTGGAGAAGTCGTACCAACACCAACGTTACCGACAGTATCAATGAATGTACCAGTATTTCCATCAACGGAGAAAAGGATACCAAGTGCAGTTGCAGTTCCACTCTTTGATGAAGAAATGGTGTGATACGTAGTTCCATTACCTGACATTGTGAGGTAAGGTGAATTATCTGGATCAGCTTTACCATACGCTCTGAACGAGGCGGTCGTGTTTGTTCCGTTTGGAATAGCACCAACACCAGTCGCACCGTTTGCTGTGGTCGTCTGGAACATTGCTCGATTTACAAACGAAGCATTACTGAAGTCAGCTTTGAACCGCGTTCCAGTACCACCGAAAGTCAACGATCCGTTTGTATCATCAACTGTCACTGCACTGTCTTGGATCAGCTTACCAGTAGTTCCGTCAAAGCGAACAAGAGCGTTATCAGTTGAACTTGCAGGACCGACAACATCACCTGAACCTGAAGCAATAGAGATATTGCCTGATCCAAGGATAGACGTACCGTTGACAGTCTTGATGTTTGTTCCTGATACAAGAGTGTCCTGCTTAGTTGATGTGGAAATACCAGACCAACCAGCCAAGTTAGAACTGAAACCCTGAACTGTAATACCAATAGCGGAACTAGTTAGATAACCTGCTGACGCATGGTTGCCCCAGCCATAAGCTGTGTTCCAGTTAGTGATGTTGGTAGATGTAATGTTCTTCGCTGCAGAAGCGTTGAACACTGGGTCTGTTTCAGTGTAGCTCGTTAGGTAACTAGAAGTGTCTAGTGTCCAAGTGTTAGCTGCAGTCTTCTTGAGGATACCTGAAGTTCCACTCAAGCCAGCGATAGAAGTCAAGTCACCGTCTAAAGGCTGATAAGCTGCATCAGCTGCACTGCTTGTTAGATAACCAGCAGAAGCGTGATTGCCCCAACCATAGGCTGTATCCCAGTTAGTCTGCTTTGCATTCGTAGGAAGCGAGTAGCCAGAAGCAAAGGACAACGCCAAGGAACCTGAAGATGTCACTGGGTTCCCTGATACAGAGAAGCCTGTAGGTGCAGTCAAATCAACTGAAGTTACAGTACCTGCTCCAGTACCATTCGTACCGTTCCATACTGTGAACGTGCTTGTGGTAGAGTCTGTATAGGTGATCGTGTATGTATCGCTAGTTCCTGCAGCACCAGTACCTGACGTACGAACTACAGAAGCAATACCATTACCTGTAGGACCAGCAGGTCCTGTAGGTCCGGCTGAACCTGTATCTCCCTTAGGAAGTGTTAGGTTGAGTGTCTGATTAGGTGCTGTACCTGTGATCGATGCAGAAGCAGTCGTACCAGAAGAGACAGTTCCTACAGACAACGTATTGGCAGGGCCTGCAGGTCCAACATCACCAGCATCACCTTTGTCTCCCTTAGGAAGAGTTAGGTTCAATACCTGATTAGGAGCAGAGCCACTTAGAGTAGCAGCTGCAGATGTACCACCTGTAACCGTACCAATTGAAAGAGTGTTTGCAGGTCCAGCAACACCATCCGCACCACGTGGGATAGAGAAGTTCAGAACTGCAGCAGAAGTTGTACCTGAATTTGTAACTACAGCGTTTGCATTAGGAGCAGCGGTAAGAACGTTACCAACTGTTACCGTAGCTGCAGCACCTGCAGGTCCAGGATTACCTGTATCACCCTTATCCCCCTTACTTCCTTGAGGACCAGGAGGGATTGAGAAGTTCATTGCGATTGTTTCAGGGTCATAGGCAACGCTTGGTTGCGATCCCTGAGGAGCACCTGTAACACCAACTGAAAGGCTGGAAGCAAAATTGATTGAAGCATTCTTTGACGCTTCAGCATCAATCGCTGCTAACTGAGCTTGCTCAGCATAAGTACCAGAGAGGTCTTTGTAGACACCTGACTGGTCTTCAGCATCTCGTGCATTCTCTCGATGATCAAAGGACAGACGTTCATACTTGAATGCTAAGTCAGCATACTGACGTGCCTGATCGGTGTAATCTTCTATATTCTTAATTGCATCTCCAGCAATCTCGAAGGCTTCTTGAGCCACGTAGAAGGATTGCTGATTAGCTTTATCAAGGTCCGACTCTGTAAGAACAGAACCGTCCACAAAGTCTACAATGCGAGAATCTCTTTTAGTCTCACGATAGATCTTGATGATAGACCCTTGAACAGGTGCGGGGCTGATTGTGACACTATGGTCATTTAGCCAAGTCGGTGTAATGAGATTACCATTCACCACCACCTTCACGTCTGCTTTGTCTAGATAGTCAAAGGGAACGGTGAAATCGGTCGCAGACCCAGTTCCAGTGTAATAAACGTAACTGTAAGCCACTTATAAATCTCCAAAAGAAAACCCCCAGTGTTACCTGGGGGCTGTTATTATTCCTGTTTACTGCTGTTAGGGTAATCAGCAGCGACAGCATTTAATACGTTTGAAATTCCAACAACGTTGTTCATAGGCAATAGACGCATCCATGAACGGACATCCTTCTCACTAACCTGTGTCTCACTGCTTGCTGCAGCTTGAGCAATCTTCCTTGGCATAGCCAAAGCAGTGCTGATTGCTGAGATCGTAGGGTTAGAACCAACGAAGTCTGTAACGTTCGATGTAGTCTTGGCACCTGAGAAGATAGGTGTAGGAGCAATCGTTGAATCAATGAGCGTAGGTAGTACAGAGACCTGAGCAATACGTCCGAATGAGTTAGCTACAATCTGTTTTGCAGATAGACGCTTCTCAATGAAGTCTGCCTTCTCTTCCGCTGACATACCCAACATCTGTGAGTGAGTACGTGCAAGATAGGTAGCTGCAGCAAAGAGTGATCCATGGAGAACCGTAGACAATGTTTGGTAGTCTTTATGGTTCATTGCAAACATCATGGACTTATTCCAGCCCTGCAATGAGAAGTTCATAAACTGGAACATTGTCTGACCCCAGCTCTTACCCATGATCGGAACCATGGCTGCTAGGTCGTTCTCTTGTACAACTCTTCGTGCTTCCCTTTGATACGCTACGATAAACTTAGAGTATGTCTCAGGGTCGGTTGCTTGCCACTTCTCAAAGTCAACCTTGCCAACCTTCGATCCTTGGACATCGGTATGATAGCTCTTAATTCCATCCAATACCTTTTGAGTATCCGCTTCATCAAGACCCATCCAAGCCAATCGATCCTTGGAGAAAGCTAACTTGACTTTGCCATTAGCTGCTTCAACGAAATGATTGATCATAGCAATTGCATGAATACGCTTTTGCTGGATCATAACTCCTGTCATGCCAGTCCACTTAAGGACACCTGCAGAACTATTAGACAAAGCATTATCTGCCCTATCCAACCAACGGTTCAACGGTGTGTCACCACGTTGTCTGACCCAGTCATCTCGTGGGTTAAAGTCTGTACGTCTCAAGAGATCAGCACCAGCTCCACCTGTTAGGTTCTCTAACTGGTCAAGCATCTCGTTCTTTACCTTACCTGTCTTCAAGTCCCTCATGAGGCCTTGGAGTTCAGGAAGTGCTCGTAAGGTTGTCTTCCAACCCATAGAGCCAACGATCTGTGATAATTCTTGGATCTGGTTATAGACTGCACCACCCATAAGACGGGTCACGTTAAACCCACGCCACATCTCAAGGATCTTATTGCCCGTTGAGAATGTCTCTACAGGGCGACCTAAGATACGATCAAAGGTGAAGTAGAGGTTCTCTCTCAGCTTATTGACACGATCTGCTGGCATAGCTGTACCGAACGATTGTTCAGTAGCTTGCTTAATCATTCGATCAATATCAGCCATCTTGTAGACATCCATCTGGTTAGCCAAAGAGACTGTTCCAGCTGTTCTACGGAGATAAGCTTCAAGGACATCGAACGTACGGGTATCAATGAAATCGTTGATCGACATCATGTGATTAGTACCATCAGGCAATAGAACCTGCTGGGTGTACGTCTCGTCCAACTGTGAGCGTGACTTTAGGTTACGAGTTAGTGGATTAGCTTTATCTTTCTTGCCAGGGAATAGAGCCATAATAAGCTCATTCGCCTCTTGTTCAGTCATTTGACCAAACTTCTGGAGAGACTCACGGAACCCTTCACGATCAAACCCACGGAGCATGTGCTCAATGTTATCGTTGATACGGTTCAGTTTCGCATCTTGTAGGTTATTGAAATACCACTTACCAAAACGTTCAGCCATCTTCATATCAAGATCAGGGTTAGCTGACTTGAATGCTTTGGCCAGATAATCCTTAACGGTTTCGGGACCAAACTGAGCAACCATCGTATTGAACTTAGATGGGTCTGGATGACGAGGAAGATAGTTCTCATTGTATGGTAAGGCCTCTGTGAGAACCTTATTGCCAGCCTCATCCAACTCTTCAATCTGAGTTAGACCACGCTTAACAGTACCATTGAACTTTCCTGGGTTATTAATGTGATCCACTGCCTCACGCATGAGGCCACGAATATCATTACCAACCTTAACTACGGATGGATCGAACTCACGTTCAACACCACGAACATAGTCACCAACGTCTCGTTCCCAACGATCAAATACTTCTGCTCGCTGCCAACGTGTTGCTTCGCCCTTCTCCATCAAGTCATCAAAGTATTTATTGAAGGTTGGTTTGAAGGACTTATCTAATTTAGTAATCCAACCATCACCCAATGCTAGGGTCTGATCCCAAGCAGACTGTGATACGACTGCATGGTTTTTATAACCAGTGGTTGAACCTGCCAGTTTATTAAAGATGTCACGGGCTTCTTGAGGCACCCAAGATCTGGCAAAGAAGTTCTCTAAGCTTGGACCATAAGATGTGTAGCCAACGTTACCACCTTGGTCTGACATATAATCTTTTAATTCAGGATCAGCATCGTTCAAGAAGGCACGATCCTTTGAACCGTTCTTACCCTTAGTTACAACATTGAGTGGCTCATCAATCAAACGATCAGAGATATTCAATGACTTAAGGAATAGGTTCATCTCTTGGTCATCAAAACCAAGAAGCTTTTTAATTGTTTGTACGAACTGGGTTAGAAGGCTTGCATCACCATCAACCTTGATCTTTGAGAGGAACTCAACGAACGGCTTGGCGGTAGCACCTCCATACAATCCTGCAGAGAACTCATCGAGGTTCTTAAGGTAGTAACTATTGAAGCCTTGCTTCTTAGCTTCCTCAAGAGCTTGCTGATACACAGAGTTCATCTCTTGGTAGAGCTTACCGTGTGCAGTATCAGGATTAGCCTGACCGTATTTCAGCTTATGCCATGTCAAAGAGTGAGCAACTTCGTGAACCTTAGTTGTCTCTGAGGCGTCTTTAGACAGCACAACGATGTGTGGATCAGCATAGTAACGACCCAAGGCCTTACCATAGCCAACACCTTCAGTTGACTTAGCGACTGTGAACCAAGGGATATCATCCCCCATTTGGTCAAGAAGTCTCTTAGCCAATGTAGACACATACTGGTCAGCACTCTTAATGAGCTTACCTAGTTCTTCCCTCGTGGACTGAGCTGGATAAGGTTTCCCTGAGCTGTTCTTAGGGGTGTACTCAGTGTGGACTGAAGCTCTCTCACTAGTTGGGATAGCTTTAGATTCCGTACGGATTGCTTCGATCTCAGCCTTCTGCACCTCTTTGGTGCGATACTGAGGGTCGATGATCCGCTTGCCCTTCTCTGTCAGAGTAAGACCAGCCTGTTCGATCTCAGTTGTCTGGATCTCTTTAAGGGTCCTTTGACCTAACTTAGCGAGTGCCTCACCTTCTTCCTTGAACCCAGTAGCCAATGCCCTGCCACCAGGACGGACAGAAGCTCCAATAGGAAGGCCAAAGGCGAGACCAGCAGCCGCTGCATAGTAAAGGTCACTATCGGTTGCTAGGGGGCGATACTTCATCAAGGCCGCTTCACCAGCAACGTTACCTGCAGCCATGGCCATACCGGTGGCTACAGCGTTCTTAAGGCGGCTAGTTTTGCTAACGATGGATGCAGTACCTAGACCAGGCACGAAGCCTATCAGTGTAGGCAAGTCCACAAGAGAACCTGTGAGTGTACCAATGGTACCCACAGCTCCCATCTTAGAGAGTTCTTGCTGAGTTCTTAGGGCTTCCTCAACACGAGCACGTCGTTTGAAGATGTCTTCCCTATTCACACCGGACATAATGTATCCGTGGTGATCAGGGCTTATCCCTGTAGTTGCCTCGTTGTAGAGGTCTTTTGTAATTCGTAACTCACGGTCTACCTGCTCGGTACTGCTATTGACCAAGTAGTTGTAGACGTAGTTCTGAGTTTGAAATCCACCAGCAACTGCGTTTGGTAGGTTCTTAATTTGATTGAGGACACCACCATACTTAGCTTCGTTCCTAGCTTCCTCCATCCCCATATCGATCATGGATGGGTTGTAGGTGGGAGCTATATCTCCCTTAGCTTGGTTCTGAAGAGTAGGTAGTTCCTTTTGGACTGGCTTAATGTTGCCACCGAAGTAGGCACTAACCCAATCACTGGATCTCTTTGGTTGACTATAAGGGGAACTTGGGAGTGAAGCCCAAGTCCCACCTAGTTTACTAATAGCAGCATCAAAGTTGCCTGACTGGACATCGCCCAAGGCACCCTTTCGTCTGATCAATTCAAGAGCAATTTTATCCTGAGATTCAGGAGAGAAGTCAGTAATGCCTAGGGATGGTGCAACGTCATCATAAGTTGTTTTAGTAATCTGGTATTTACCAGCTGCGGTACTAGGACCTTCTTTGGTCCGTAAACCTACGATACCTGGATGCTTATCGTAGCCGTTGAAGGAACCTCCTCCGACTACTGTGTTATAAGATGCACCCTCAGCTGCACCAAGAAAGTCCAAAAACTTTCCAACATTACTTTGTTCCATTAATTACTCCGTTTGCGTACTCCATTTGGTGATACGACAGCTGCCCCTGAAGGTGCGTCGATTACATTTGGACCACGTGAATTTTGTTTAATTGTAAGTACATTATCCGCTTTGTTTGCCGCAGCTTCATCTCGGATATTGATTTGACCTTTAACCCACTCTTCGATCTCAGCCTTCGTGACGTACATCAACGTGCCTTTGTCACTCGCCATAGGGAGTGCTTTGTTGGCTACCATGTACATCTCTTGACCACCCTTCTGAGGGATCAATGTGAGATCAGAGCGATTAGGCTCAATGCCCATTTTGCTCAATTTAGGGATCAAAGCTTTATCAAGGTAATTCTTAAACCATGCAGTTTCGTCTTCCCCTTGTGGAACCTTAGGGAGATCTGTTCGCATGTACATTGTGTTATTAATTTGAACGACTGACTTGCTCATATAATCAGTAGCAAGTTTAACCGCTGTCTTAGAGTCTGGAGCGATACGAGCAGCAACAAAGGATTCGGCAAGCTCTCTCATATGGCTTTCGATAGGGATAATGTTCTTATCACCATTACCGAACTCACCGCGGAATAGCTCACCCCAGAAGCGACCTGTGAAGATCCCTGGGTTCTTAACGTCTTCAATAGCTGAAGACACATCCTTTTGAATGTTGCCCCAAGCCTTAGGCTCATAGTGATGACGGTTGATTTGGTTCACGATTGCAGCTGCTTGAGCTGTATCAGGGACACCAACTTCACGAAGTGCTTGGACCTTGTTCAAGATCTTGTAGTTATCTTCACCAACGATATCCTTAGCATATTGCTCAGATACCTGACGCATCACTGCGAACTTCTCTAGAGCTGTCTTAGTGCCATCTAGAAGTTCACCCTTAGCCTTACCATCAGCATCAATCGAGATCTCGCCAAGGTTATAGACTGCAGTGTTCATCTCCTTCTTCCAACCATCGTTCATTACGCCATTGTTCTTGTAGAGGCGTACTTGTTCATCAAATGGAAGATTATTGTTAGCAACGAAACGCTCAACGGACTGCTTAACGATATCAGCACCCTTAACTACCTTAGTGCCACCACCAACCATCGGAAGGGTAACATCAGGCATGGCTCCACCATTACGCTGAGACACAAGCTCATCGGCTTGGTTACCAGCTGCGTTGATGATCACTTCTTGTTGAGCTGCTACAGTACGTTCTTCGTTCTCACGTGCTACACGGTTCCAATTAGTTTCAGCCGTATTACGGATCTGAAGTGTTCGACCTGTAGAGTTACCATTACGGACATCCAAGAAGGTTTCAATAGATGGACCATTGTTTGGAAGCTTCGTATTCAGGAACTCATTGACCAAGTCCTTCTGACCACTAGCAGCCAACTTCATGACTGCCGTATCAAGAACTGTACGGGCTGTATCATCGTTGATGGTACGAGCTGTACGGTGCTTGTCATATTCTTGGAGGATGTAATCGATCCTCTCCTGGTTCGTCTTACCGTTCCACGCTGGGGTAGTGACTTCATATAGACGGTTATTGATTGCTTCATTGGCAATCGTAACACCCTCTGTCTCATAACGCTTAGTCATAACAGCGTTCATTTGAGACTGAACTCGACCCTTCAGGTCTTGGTAGTGACGATCAAAGCCAGCTAACTCGTAGCTAGACTTTCCTTGTAACGCATCATTGCGTCTATTGGTGATGAACTGGTCAAGCTCTTCCTGAGTTTTGAACTCACCATTTGCAACCTTTGATTCCGCTTCACGGAAGACTGCTCGGGCTTGGTTATCACCAGAGGTGTGCTGCACAGTGGCAACCCATAGAGGAGACTTCCATGCAGGAAGTTCCCCGTTATCAATCTTCTTACGGAGTTCATCAGCTGTCATAGATGACGCATAGGAGATAGCGTCCTGACGTTGCTGCTCAATCACTCGTTCATTGAGGTTTTGAATAGCAGGACCTGCAGCACCTAAAGATTCTGCAAGTTGGAACGCTGAGTCTGCCCTAGGATCTAATCTAGCAGTGACAGCTTGGATCTTGGGTGCAGCAATTGTCTGTAGTGCCTCGGCACGTACTTGGGATTCTACTGGAACCCTAGCCATAAAAACTCCTTAAGTAGTTCTTCGTGTACCACGTACATCAGAGAGACGTGGATTGTTGTAATCGTAAATTGCAGTACCAATCTTAAGACCAGCACCAAGCCAATCAGGTCCTTGAGGTGTCTTGAGAGAATTGATCTGAGACGCTGCACCTGACCATACGTTGTACGCATCAGCTGTAAGAGCTGCACTACGGTTCTCGTAGTTAGTCATAGTGTTCACATTAGATCGACCACCTGCACCACCAAGGTCAGCTAAGAGTGCATCTACGGATAGACCAGATACACCAGCCTCTCCTGCAGCAACTGTAGCTTTTGCTTGATCTCGCCTTACTTGTGCATTTGTAGCAATAATCTTGTCAGCAGTAGCCGAAGCTTCCTGCGATTTTGTCAGCTCTGAATTTGCTAAGTTCATACGATAAGCAGTCATAGTGTTATCGTACTGACGTTGATTAGAATCGGCAGTGGCCTTAGCCATTTGGTCTTGTTGATAGAGACCCGCACCTGCGGAAGCTATGGCCAGAGCTGTTAATGTAGTAGGTTCACACATACTGTTTCACCTTATAAAAATGTATAAACAATTCATTGTCAGGCCCCATCGGCCTAGCTTCACCAAACGTGAAGCCCAACCATTTTAACCATGCAATATGTACTAAGTTCTTTGACCATACGAAGTTCGTGAGCGTGGGATAATCCACGTGCATTCTTTCGAGATAGTCTTTGCACTGACTTAAAAGTGCCTTTTTGATTTTCTTGATGTCATCCGTACCTAGCATCCAAGGGACCCCTATAGATCCCTTGTTGCCTGATACTCCGAACATAGCGATGGGCTTCCCCTGCCATTCAATGACATAAGGATCATCGCTTGTTCTATATCCGTCTAGGAAAGCGTCTGCTGGTGCTTTACGTGCGAGATGCCATATCTCCCACCTATCACACTCTCTAATGTTGGCCCCTAAAATAAGAGCATCCACTAGTTTAGCTGGACGTACGAAAGGTTCACATACCTTTACTCCGTTTGACATACATACCTTCCCAATCTGCTGATAAGAAACTACACGGCAATGGAGCATCCGAAAGAAGCTCGACTGTTACGCCAGTGTTCTGAGCAAGAATCGGGAACTGAAAATCACCTGTATCTAATTCGACCAAGCCAATTGTTGATGAGGCTAGGCCAAGTGTTTTACCTGAGAATGTGTACTCGTAAGTTGATCGACCACTTGGGGTAACCAACACTTTGAAATATCCACTATCAGAATAATTTATTTGCATCGTACGGAGCTGTAAGCGACCAATGGTATCTGACTTCATTGCATTACCTGCTGGCTGCTTAACTGTGATCGCACTGAACTCATACTTGAATACGTACTTACGCCCAACGATAAGATCACAATCAGTAAAGTTACCTTTTATCCTTGCACCAGACGGGATGTATTCAACAGGCAATCTAATACCTGCTTCTTTACCCTGACCGTTTGCAATGATTGCTTCCCAAGAACCAACGCTGATAGAACCAGGTAGGTAAGCTTGAGGGATAATTGTATATCCAGCAGCATATGAAAGATGGGACTTAGCTACCGTGATCTTTCTATCGAGATGAACGTTGTATGGTTCATTACTTCCGATATCGCCTAGAGACACTGAAAGCTTCTCAAGGAACACACCATCGGATCTCTGGATGACCAACACCAAGTCAGACAAAATGAAGTCTACATTGAGGATCACATCACCAGCTTCAAACGTCCATTTAGACCAAGAGCTTTGTAGCTTCTCGTTGTTGTTGAAGAAGAACTTATAGACCCATAGGGCATTACGTTCAGACTTCGACAAGAGAACCATAAGATCCTCAGTCAGACATGGAGCAATCTTGAATGCTTGGCTTGGGATGTACTTAGGTACATGACCAGTGATCTCGGTTGAATCGTTCACACCTTGGACTTCATCCACGGGGAAGTATTCACGGACACCTGTGTATTCACCTTTAGGGACGGCAAAGTAAACGTTCTTACCAATACCCTGTGGTTTGACCTTAATGTCACTCTCAAACTCAGTAGCTTGTTTGATTGAGATCGTCTTAGGGGTCAGCAGCTCTCCAGCATCCACAATGAATTGTGTTTGAGCTGAGAAGAGAAGCAACTGACGGTTGAACGGCACGGCATACTGGAGGGTTGAAACCTTAGTGTGACTTACGGTCACATCGATGGGGTCACTATCCAATAGCTCGGTAACTGTTGTTCGATAGAAGTTAAAGAACTCAGAGGCCTCAGAGAAGATCACTGCCTCATCCGCTAGGATACCTAAACGGTTCCTATAGAAGAACACATCGGTGATCTTACGCGTTACGAAGGATGGATCTGAGTTTGACTCTAAAGTTCCTACCTTACGGTTATTCCAAGTAGCAGCAGCTAACGTGAATGTACCGTCTGAATTTCTAATAAGGGTATGAGGCATCGTTGTACCATCAACACCCAAGCGTGTTCCTGGTTTAATAGTCTCACGCCAGCTTCCTGATCCGGTGCTATCAAAGCGTACCCAGAAGTTATCGAAGCCTGTTTGTTTGTCACCAACGACCTCTAGAGCAAAACCTTCTACCCCAGCATTGGCTGGTAGGTCAGAGAACTTTTGGATCTGATCCTTGATTGCAAGCATGGCACCATTGTTGAAGCCATCTTCGCAACGAATACTAAAGTCACCTGAAGCCTTCTTAATGTGAATGACAGAACCGTATTGGGTTACTGTCCATCCATTGGCTCCAATGATTGAGCTTTGGTTTAATCCACCCACGTTCACTGTAGTCGTTGCACCTGTAACAGGGTCAACAACTGCCGTAGCAACACCATTGATCAGCGTTGATGCAATGAAGTCTGTAGCAATGTAGGATGTGTGAGATGGTTGAGAACCGTCAGGAGTTAGATAACTAGCAACCGTAATACCATCGATGATGATCTTATAAGTCTTGCCGTAGTTACCGGCTTTAATGTTGATTAACGCTTCCTTCTCTCTAACTGGAGAAGTAGCTGAACTTGTATTGACCGTAATGTTCTTATTTACAAGGAACGTATAGTCAGCAACGGTAACAGCCCTGAATGATGTAGCTGGGTCTGTAGCTGCAAGATAACCTGCACCGTTTGGAAAGTTCACGGTCTTCTCGTTGCCATTTAGGTCAAAGACCTTAAGACCACCGTTGGTGATCACAACGATATAACGCTCATTCTCATCGCGGTTGATCGTGTGGATGTAAGCGTTTGTATAAGAACCAGTGAGGATCTTCTTTAAGTGTTTTGTAGGAGGGCGTTTCCTCAGCCCCTGTGAGGTGGTGCTCAGACCGTTCTCTTGGAGTTCAGCCTGTGAAGCCAAGCGAAGGGTGAAGGGTTGCTGAGAAACACCATTCACCAAATTTGGGATGGACTGGGAAATCAGCATAATTACTCTCTAATCAATGATCTATAAACAGACGAATTACTTTTTAGGATGTTGTAGTCACCCGTGATGCCTTCGTTCCTCTTGAGATCAAGAAGGGCATCCTTTTCGTCTAGAGCTGTAAATTGGTACAAGGCATCGGAACCAACGGTACGGCCTTGGAAGACACGTGCTGCCTTGATTGTAATGTAATGACGAGCAGCTTGTGGAAGCTCTGTGAAAGGAAGGAGGATTACCATCTCAACCTTAATTGACGAGTCAAAAGCATAAGAATGCTTACGTCGATTGTAGAGACGATTACCACGCTGAACTACGTCTACTTCTCTATCATCTCCATCGGTGTCAATGCGAAGACAGTTAGGAGGAACAGAGATCTCTTTTGATGTGTTTTGAGGATAAAGAGTGAAATCCTTTTCGGTATTGAAGTGCCAGCCTTTGGTTTGCACCTGGCGAGATACTTCAGAAAGAATAGATTGTGCTGTTACAGCATCAGCTACTGACGAGATTTCCGACAGAGTGGAGATGGGAGATTCGCCAATAACAGACAAAATCGTATTGATCGCTTCAAGCTCCGTAGTCGGAGTTGTTACAGTAGCCATAAATATCACCAATAAATAAAAAAAAGGGGAACCCCCTTAAACAGAGAGTTCCCCTAGGGGTTACTTCAATTAGGCAGTTGCCAATTCGATTGCACACTCAGGACGGAGTACACCGTGACCCATAGCGTACTTAGCAACCATCAATGTACCTTGACGACGGATGTCGTACTCAGATTCCATTGCAAGGTCCATCAACTTAACTGTACCAACAGCTTCTTGCTGTAGAACCAACGCAGCAGTGTTAGTTGCGTTAACAGCGTAGCGAGCAGAAGTACCTGCAGCTGTGCCAGTAGTGATGTTGCTTGAAGGCAAGTGATTTGTTGCAACGATAGTCAAGCCAGCGATACGCAATACTTTACCGTCAGCATAAGCACCAGCACCACCCCAGTCTTTGTTCAAGACTTTAGTGTTTTGTGCCAAAGCGTAGTACTGAGCTGGGCGTACGAAAGCATAACGACCATCTTCTGGAACGTCCTTCTCGTCCAACTTCTGAGCAGCAGCAAAGAAGCCAGCGATTAGATCGTCAGAGCTAGTCAAGAAATCAGCGTCAACGATTTGTGAACCACCGTTACCACCAGTTACAGTTGCTGCAGCACGAGCTGCTTGGATACCAACTTGGAACAAGTGCTTGTCAGCAGTTACAGCCAAAGCCTCACCCAACTTACGGCTGTAGTTAGCACGTACGTCATAGTGGTTCTTAGCTTCGTCAATGTTAGCGATGAATGTGTTAGCGATAAGCAAGTCATCAATAGTGATGATACGCTCAGCGTGGTTCATTGAATCGCCAAGGATTTCATTACCAGGAGTGTGGTAAGCGGCAGAGAAATTGCCAGTTACTGGGAACTGTGCAGACTTACCTGAAGCGATGGTACGCACCATGTGCTTATCCATCATTACGTTCTTCTCAGCGAAAGCTGTTAGCACTTCACCTGCGAAGACTTTAAGGAACAATGCGTCTTTATCTGAGCCACCATTAATGGCACCAAGACGACTTGGAGTTGCGTTAGACATAAAATATACCTCGTGTAGAGTTGAAGAAAGTTTGATGCAACTTCCTGGAACCCGACACACGTCACACAAAGTTATCTCCCGCAGGAGGCAAAGGTAGTGTTATCAGTTCTTTAGAAATGCAATTTCACCGCATAGAGATGCAGTGTGAATCGTCTTCAAAACGAGGAGATACCCCCGAAGGGGCATCACTTAGAAAATGTTGGAGTTAGCCAACTTGCGTTCAACCTTTGCACGGAATGCAGGGTCTTTAGCATAGTCAGGGTGAGCCATATCCTTCTGCATTTGAGCGATAGACTCGTAAGCCTCTACCGTTGTGTTTGCAGATGTAGCACCCTTAAATAGGTTTGGTTCGGATGGACGTGCAGCCTGGAAGCGTTGTGCTACTCCTGCTACTGCAAGCTTAGCTTTTGCTCTATCACCTGAATCGATTGCTGCATTGTAAGCATTAATCTCTTCTGGACTTAGATTAGCTCTTGCCCAATCTACCATCTCAGCGAATTGTTGATCTCCACCAGCAGCAGCTTTGATCTCGGACTCGTACAAGGCATTTTGTGCCTTCTGACCTTCAATGAATTGGTCAACGTAGTTCCGTGGGTAACCCGCCTTTTCTAGTGCATCATAGCTCTCTTGAGATAACTCACCCTTCTCACGAAACTCTGTAGAGAAGTCTGCGAGGTTCAATCCCTTAGAAGCCAACTCGTCTTGAACTTGCTGATCAGACGGAGGTGTATCTGTAGGAGCATCTTTTGCATCAGCAGGTTTGCCAAGCTTACTTTCAAGCTCTGCATATGCCTTAGCTAGATCCTCTGGGGACTTGAATTTCTCAGGTAGCCACTGTGGGCGGTCTTCGATCTTGTTGTCTGTAGGTGGTGTTTCACCATCTTGAGGAGGTGTCACGCCATTAGCTTGATCGATTTTATCAATCATCGCTTGAGCGTGAGCTGGATCCTCAGTAGGTGTCGTACCGTTAATAACGACTGTATCTACCATTAGTAATCAATAATCTTAAATTGTTTTTTAGGAGCCACTTTAGGGGCTTGCTGTTTGACTTTAGGTTCTTCTTGAGGTGGTTGAGGGGTAGCCTCTTGAGCTACCACCTCTTCAACTTTTGAAGCCTCAGCCAGCGTTTTGGTTTTGGCCATCTTGTTTCATTCTTTCTTGAATAATCTTGCCACCAGCATTGATCGCTGGGTTCATACCTTGCTGCATCATTGCCATTTGTTGGGCTTGCTGCTGTTCCATCTGAACTTGCTCAGCTGACTTGACGAGACCCTTCATGTCGATACCAAGTGCGGTACCTCGACGTGTTAGGTAGTCTCCCCAGTTGATCATTGAGGCTGCATCAGGAACTTGCTGAACCACTGAAATGAATTGGTCCAAACGGGTAAGATCATTACCCCTGCCTAGAGCTTCCAAGCCAGTCACAATGACAGGCTCTACTGTTCCATCAGGTAGGGTTGGGAGCTTCTTAGCTCTCTCCATTGAGAACATAATACGTTTCACTAGAGGAAGCTGGAACTCCTGACTAAGGATTGAGTAGATACCACCAAGGGCACTCTCAAGTTCATTAGCCATGTAACGGATCTCTTCCGCAGTCACTCGCTCCCCACTGCGTTGCACAGCGGAATTGAGAAGGAAGGCGAATGATAGACGCTCATTGATTGTATTGACGGTCTCAAGGGCAACACGGAAGTCATTAAACTTCTCAAGCTGCAACGTAGAGACATCCGTCTGTGTACCTTCAACGAATGCACCATTATCGGCTTCAGCTAACTGAGCCATATCGGTCACACCATTAGGGTTGACCATGAATAAAACTTTAGAGGCTGCTGCAGATCCTTCAACGATAGCCTGTGACAAACCTTCAAGTGACTTCAAGTCACCTAGGTATTCCTCAACATAGCCACGTCCGTAGTCCTCACCGTCAATCTTGGTGAAACGTACAGGGATCCAAGGAGACTTATCTAGGGGATAAGATCCTTCAGTGCCTGGAACCTTAGTTCCTTTAATCTCTTGATACACCTGCCACTTATTACCTTCGCGGTATATGTGGGTGTACATATCGACGTTGTCGTAGTCATTCGCTGCTGTCTCTCCCTCTGACTTTGATTCAGTGTCAGACTGAAAAAGAAAATCACGCATCTCAGCAGGAAGCGTAGCACGGGATACACTTTCCTTGACGATGATCTCAAGGACGTTACCCATAGGATCACGTTTGACCACATAGCGGTCTAAACGGAAGACACGAACACCTCCTTCTTTAGGTAGGTAGACAAGCACGTTGCCTGTCACCAGGAGTTGCTTAAGAGCCTCAAAGCCACCTACTCGGATAGCATTAGACTCGATCTCGTTCATGACAGAACGTTCGATACGGTTTAGGCCTTCTTCGACCTTTGCTCGCATACCTTCCTGCTTAGTCAACTTCTCAAGTGTGAAGTCATCAATCGCAAGACGGAAGAATGGAGCGTTAGGTGGCAGAAGTGCCAGTAATAGTTTTGACGCTAGGTTATTAACACCACGGGCACCAATGCCCTGCCAAGGTGTCGGCAATCGAGATGAGTTAGAGTGTCCGTCCTTAGGCAACAGCGAAGGGATGGTCAGCTCGGCACATTCTCTAGCTCGATCCAAAAACGGTTTACGGTTTGTATCGAACTTAGCGTACTTGCCCGAACAGGTATGGTTTGTTTCCATCCCTTACCTCCTTATTGTGGAATGTTCAGACCCGTACCTTCAGCACCGGTGTTATTCGTCATATCAATACGCAATTTATTTCGACCCTTTTTGCTTAGGGCGTTTGCACCTGGATCCATTGAAGGATCAGCTCTGTTCAATTCAGGCACCGGAATAGGTGCTGCTGGAGCTGGAGGTGGTGGTGGCGGGGGTGCCTTAGGTGTGGACAAACACATTATCTATTCTCCAAAATGTTTTTTGTTTGAGCCTCGAACATTGATCGCAATAATCTGATCACCGAAACTTGGCCCTGCTTAATACGAATTTCATCTAAGGACAGGTTGGTATCTGGACAATTATCTGGAAACCGTGCTTCCAACTCCTCAAGCAATTCTTTTGTAACTATAGGAAATTTCTTTTTCATAGCTCTCCAATTCAAGGACTATAGAAATCAATAAGTTAGAGGAGGGAAACCCCTCCCCAAAACTCATCGAATTGGGCAAGCTCCACCAGCACATTCTTCACCCTGAATTTCGTCAAAGCTGTTAGCTTGATCGATCTCTAGGGGCTGGATACGAGAAGCGTATTCATCAAAAACTTCTTTAGAAACAACCTCTTGCGGAAGATATAGGTAACCTAAGTCTTTTGCAGTCTTCGTTGGATCAGCACGGAACAAGAAGCTTACACCAACATAGTTATCCCAGTTGTTCAGTAACCAGTCGATAATTGCTGGAACTTCGTCTGTGGAATAGCTGATTGTGGCACTTACGTTTTGCTGACACCAATTCTGCATCAACATACGGTAACGTTCTAACTGACTAACGGCAGACTCAAGGTTTACTTCAAGTTCTTGGTTGTCTTTGAATACACGATCAAATGGAACATCATCCCATGACACAGGGAATGTAATCAGAACTGACTCTGGATCCATTGGGTTGTCGAACACTCGGTAACCTGAGGCACGGCAAAGAGGAACGAGAGGGTCATGCTTACTGAAGTTCACATTGTTGAAGATGTACTTTCCAAGCGGCTTGTGAACACCTTCAGTGGTGTCCATAATCTTCGATAGTGTCCCACTCGGTTTGACTGTCGTGACGTTCTTTGGGCGTGGTAACCCAAGCTCATCAGCCATTGAGTAAGCTCCCGAAGTAGCTGTTCTCTGTAGTTCGACAAAGTCATAACTACCCAAGTCTGGTCTCCGCACGATACCCGTAAGACCCACCCCGCATAATCGTAAGAACTCGTTGTTGAGATGCCAAGATTCTTGGAGGATACCATCTCTGAGATCAACACAGGTCTGCCTGTAGTTAGCCCTTGCCGCAAGATGGATTGCCCGTCTGAGACCCGAAGAATCGCCTTTAAATTTCCCAACATCTACCTCTGTAAGATTACAAAAACTTTTGTTTCCTAAAAGAATTTCCGCACATGGGTTTACACCCTTGAACCACGGAGCACGTTTAACTGCAGTCTGGCCGTTAATAAAACCAGGTTCTGATCCACCAGATTTGATCATCATAATGAAGATCTCTTCTAGTTCAGCACGGCTCGGCTTACTCTTAAATAGAAGTGAGTTATTCGATTGAGCACGTTGGATGTTGTGTACCCAGAAGTCCTTCTTCGCTACTGCGAACTCTTGCCACTCGTCTTCCCCGTAGTTGAAGAGGGCGATTTCCGCTGACCTCCTCGACGAGAGGACGGTGCCAAGCCAGTTGACGATGTCGAGGATGTCGATCCTTGTGAGGAGACTACCTGCTCTTTTGTTGAGGATTTTGAAGATTTCCGTGTACGCTTTGGCGATGGCTGCGTCTCCTGAAGAGATCCAGCCGTAGCCTTTAAGTCGCTCCCCCGCAGGACGGATCTGAGAGAAGTCCAAGACCAGCTTGTCGGCTGCGTAAGGGTGAGCCATAAGCTTACCAATAGACTTTGCCCACGCTTCAGCAGAGTCACCAACTTGAATTGTCCAAATACCATTTTCAAAAGTTTCCTTATTAAGTTCATCCCCTCCCTTTGAGGTACGAGTGGATCGGATCACTTCGAGATCCTTGATAGGCTTTTGAAAACCAGTGAGCTGTCCAATGATAGGACGGAAGCCAACACCACAGCCTTGTAAAAGAAGCCATAGGACATCCACTACATCGTAGATGGATTCCACATGGGTAAAGCTACAGTTGAACTGTGAGGCTTCACGTTGACGAGCAACGGAAGTACCTCCCAGCCAAAGGGTTCGACCTGAAGTTAGAACCTTTCGATCAAGCATGAGCTGACGTAATTCACGTAGCTCCTCTAGACCTTCGTAAGACACCTTGTTGTTGGAGGCTCGCTCCCACAACCACAACTGGTGACCCATCACACGGTCTACGGTCTGTTCCCAAGTTTCAAAGTTTTTCCCCGATTCATCGGTGGGTCTATTATATGTTCGTCTCGTAATGAGTTGTGCCCGTAGGCTTGGGTTACCTGTTATCGCCATTTCCTGAAATAGTATTTCGTGCCTTGCGGCTAGTTAGTTTATCAATGTTTGTTTGTGCAATCTCAGACAGTGAGAAGCCATGATCTTTACCAATCATAGCAATGTGCCAAAGGACATCACCCAGTTCCTTCTTGAGGTTCTGTCGGTATGTTTCCATGTTGGCACCGTCTCTAATTAGTTTTGCTTCTAGGGACATAACCTCACCCACTTCTGCAGCGAGGTTTAAAAAACAATATAAGTCAGAAGAACTTTTCAAACGTGTAAGCTCACATTTGAATTGGTATTCATCGAACGTCATCAATTACCTCATCCCAGTTTTCTAAAAGGTACTCTAGATAGTGAATGGCCTTCTCGATATCTTCTCGACCATTCTTGTACGGTGCACGTAGGACATACTTGACGCAGTTACCTCGCCAGTAATCCAGCTTCCAAGCATTGATGATGTCCCAAGGTTGGATAGCTTTTTTGTAGTGGGTTCCTCCCACTTGTTTATTCATGACTTCCATAAGGCTCCCATAGTTTCACTTGCTTAGTCTTGAAGTCGTAATCCTCAGCACGGCAGATACGAGCCACACGAGCTTGAACCAGAGCCTCTTCTTCAGAGAACCCAGCCTTCTCGTAGGCTTTGACAACGTGCTTCCAATACAACTCATTGAGCTGCTGTCGGTTAGCCCAAGGTGTTCCCTCGTCTAACGCAGCTTTGAGGATCTTCTCAGCTGTCTTAGGACCAATACCAGGACAACCTGCATACCCATCTGTGGCATCCCCTGTGAGGGTCTGCACCATGTGCCAGTAGTCGGCCTCATGTAGGGTAATCTGGAAGTGTTCATCCTTCCCGAAGTTGTAGTGATAACCAGGGATCGTCTTGAAGTCCTTATCGATGGAGCAGATGATACGGTCACCTTGGTGTTCCATGGTGGCCAAGATCCCTAAGCAATCGTCACCCTCTAGGGTTGGACGTTGATAGGTATCGTAGTTCTCAGCAGCATAGGCCATAAGATGCTTCAGCAGCATTGGCTTACGGGTTGTAGATCGATTTGATTTGTAGGTAGGGAGAACATCCTTACGCCAGTTGGTGCTGTCAGTAAGGGCAAGGACAACCTTATCGGCTTCTACCTTATCCTTGATACCTGCAATCATATTATCAAACTTAGCTTCACCATCAGATTCCCAAGCGTGAAGCGTCCAAAGACCATCTTCCCATTCTGTTGCTTGTTCGACTGTTGATGCTGCTTGGTAGGCAATAATGTCTGCATCAATTAGAGCTGTCTTCATTCTTATCCTTTGGTTCCAATAGAGCACATGTTTGTTTTGGCTGACCTAAATGAAACCGTTCACGGATCAGGAAGGCAGAGGTGAAGTCACCGTTACGTTCACATATTTCAATACAAACTTTTGCAGTTTCAATTGCGGTACTAAACCCATTCATAACTACTCCTTAAAAGGAATGTTCTTGATGCTTGCTAAATATCGAAGGACTTCTGGGTTATCCAAGAACACTTGGAATAATCCTGTAGAGAGTCGATGGATAATAGCCTCTTCTTCAAGTGGACCGTGGTGCATACCCATGCTTGACCAGATTGCATGAAGAATCTCGTGAAGCAGTGTGTCACCCTCTTCAATTGGGTGCTGCTTATCCAATACATGGATGACTATCTGAGCTGGGTGGTATTGACCGACACGCTGCACATCTAGTGGGTTAGGTTCCACCCATATAATGGCGTGGTCTTTACCCATGACACGGACTTTTTCCGGTCGTAGCTTTACGTGCTTCATACAATTCCTTCTTCTGAAAGTAATTTCATTCCGTCTAATGTAACCCTCCACATACGTCCGAAGACTGGGAGGTTACCTCTAACTACTTTTGTTGTGATAAAGCCCATCGATGCTAACGCACCTACTTCTTGGGCATGTGCTCTTGCGTAGTTTGATTGAACTGCAAACCCCTCACTGTAGGATTTGAAGAGCACATCGTTTAGTTTACTCCGGTGCATATTCCTCCTTAGTGAGTTTGCGACCAGTTGTTTCCAATCTTTGCCTCACCTGCTAGTTGGCAACGGAAATCAAAATGTTCACCAGCCTTACGAACTGCATCAGTTGCCATCTTTGCAATGGCCTCAGCTACCTCTGGTGTACGTGCAGCAATCTGAACTTCATCGTGTACCCACGCACAGAACGCATAGTCTCCGTCCCATCCGTGTTTGTAACCTGCAGCTTGAAGGTCTTCCTCTAGAACGAGGAGCCACTTCTTGCAGATCAAAGCACCAGCTGATTGTAAAAGGGTGTTTAGTGCAGCGTGTGAACTTCTAACGTGAAGCTGTCTGCCGTCCAACCCGATGAGAAAGCCTCTTTTCGCAGCAGACTGCACAGCTTCGACAAGTCTTCCGAGGGCGGGCAATGAGCGTAGAAACTTAGACTTGAGTCTCCGTCCATCAGCTGCATCTCCACCAACAATGGTACCAATCTTTGCATCACCTGCTCCATATAAGAACGCATAAATAAATGTCTTTGCTTGGTTTCGGTTATCGAGACCTGCAGCCTTTTGGTTCTCCGTATGGATGTCTCCTGTTAAGAGCACATCTCCATACTTACCTCCATCGTACTTAGCCATGAAGTGAGCAAGGCAACGAAGTTCAAGGCCGCTTGCATCTGCCCCAACCAAAACCCAACCAGTAGGAACAGTGAACAACTCACGGCACTCAGGGCCATACTGACTTCCACCTGAGGGTACTTGTGCAATGTTAGGGTAAGCATGGGTGGCACGACCAGTAACAGCACCATTGGGATTAATAGATCCATGGATCTTTCCTTTTGTTTCACACTTAAGCCATGCTTGTTGTCCCTCAGATAACTGACCACACCTCTTCTGGATGAGTAGATACTCGGTCAGTAGTTTGCATGGTGGGTACTCAAGCTTGCTTAGGACATCTTCATCCACCATGGGCTTGCCACCCTCAGTGAAATCTACAGGCTTCCACCCGTAGAGATTGATCAATCGATCTGCGATGTGATCACGAGACGAAGGATTAAACTCAATCGTCTTAGACTTCTTGACTGGCACACCTTTGACGTACCCATATTTCTTTGAGTTCACCTTAGGTGTGAAGTCAGGGAGCTGGACTACCCAGGATCCGAAGTAATCCTTGAGTTCTCTTTCCAGCTCCCCCCTACGCTGCACGAGCTTTGAATACAGAGCCGCTGCCTTTTGGGTGTCAAAACAGAACCCATTACGCTCTTGCTTTGCCATCAACCAAGCAACCTGGTGCTCTAGCTCAAGTGCAGTTAGTGCGTATTCTTTACTGAGGATTTTCTCATAGAGGGTATGTGTCACCTCTACGTCTTGGACGTTGTATTCCAACATCTCTTTAGAGAATGTCTCCCAGCCACCATCGTAATCACCCTTGTAATTCCCAAGGCGATAACCCCAAGCGGCTAGAGAGTGGCTCCCAAAGTATTTCTTGGGGAGCTTCTCTTCTCTCATAAGTTTTCCATCGTGGTCTTTGACGTTAGACCAGATCAATCGTGTAGCGACAAGCGTGTCAAATACCTTTGCCTTATCTACTGTGAACCAAGGGTAGAGCTTTTCAATTACAGGAACGTCGAACTTAACAATGTTGTGACCTACAATCCGGTCTGCTTTTTCAAGCCACTTAAGGCCGTTCTCAATTCGTCTACCACTTGTGGTGTTATCGTATTCAGTAATCGATCCTGTTTCAGTATCTTTGATTACCATGCAATGGATCTTAGTTACATCGTCCAATAATCCATTAGTCTCTAAGTCAAATATAAGTGCCACGCTGTCCCTTTCGACTAGCTATTATTCATACGCAATGATCAACCTGAAAATGAATAGGTCGATAATTACAAATCCTTCATCGTCATCAGCATAACCAATGGGTGCCACGTTGATACCAACGGACACACCAAAGATAGCCTCGAACATAATTTCTGTGATACGCATTATCGTCCCATCACGTATCGGGCATAACGCTGCCCAGTGATAGGATGCTTCTTATGTACCGTTTTGATATTGTAACCTGCTGCACGTAGCTCGCTAATACGTTTAGTTAGAGACTGGATACCGTGATCGATAAGAGCCTCACGCTGCGAAATGCCATGTGACTTTGTAGTACGCAGGTGCTTCAAAAGTGTTTGAGTTTGAGACATTAGAACTCCGATTTAAAATTGTTTGATGTTTCGTCTTGGAAATCTGGAGAGCATTCCTTCAGCCGTCCAGTATCCCTGTCATAGGAAAGACACCCAGCCGTGCCTGTCTCACCAGAGAACCTGTTCTTCAGGACTCTCAGTGTCGTTACGTTTGGATTATTTCCTTGCTGGTTTCGCTCCAAGCCAATGACCATGTCACTGAGCTGGGCGATTGAGTGTGAGCCTCGAAGCTGTGACAAAGATGTCTTAGCTCCCTGCTCGTGTCCCTTGTCACCTTCAGGTCTACGAAGGTGCGATACCAGGAACATACCTACGCCTGTCTCTTCGACGAGCGTACGTAATGCCGTCATAGCATTGTCGATAAGTCTTCGTTCATCACCGTCCCCAAGACCACTAACAACAATAGAAAGATGGTCGAGGATAATCCACTTGCAGCCGCAACCCTTAGCCAGATATCTGACCCGACTAAGAAGGTTATCAATGTCAGTGGAGCCAAAGTGATTGTACAAATACAGGCGACCACTGCCGACAGTATTATCAAAAGCTTTACGTAGATCATCTTGCGTTACCCCTTCCTTATGAATGTGCAATGGCTTGCTAAGCTCAATTCCCATAAGGCCAAGGGCGGTACGCTTTGGGTTCTCTTCAAGCATGAGGAGACCCACCGTCTCCCCCATAGCCAAGAGATGGTGTGCAATCTCACGGACCACAGCAGACTTCCCAACCCCGCTGCCTGCAGTGAGCGTAACCAGTTCGCCCTGCCTTGCACCTTTTGTGAGATCGTTGAGTGATTGCCACGGATACGAGATGCTTTGGATGACTTCTTCACTGGTGACTTGATCCCAGAGTTCTTCTCCAGAGATGACACCATCAGGACGGTAGGTCTTAGCGTTCCATATCGCTTGAACGACATCTTCAGGCTTCCCATTTTGAAGGCATTCATTCGCATCCTTGAATGGAAGACTTGCGATCTTTGCTTTGCCTGCCTCAAATAGTTCAGCACATTCCTTCGCTGCCTTTTGTCCTGGTTCGTCCATGTCGAACATGAGTACGACTTCGTCAAACGAATGGAGGTAGTCGAGGTTTTTCTTAAGTGCTTTGAGAGCACCCGACGCACCGTTGGGGATGGAGACCACGGGCCACTTGTTGTTTTGTATCTGCGATACGGTAAGTGCATCGATCTCTCCTTCAGTAATGACAATCTTTTTGCCACCATTCCAAAGGTTGGCACCGAACAAACGTGCCTTTGAGATGTCACCTAGAACGGTGAAACTTTTATCAGCACCTCTCACCTTCTGAGCTACAAGGTTTCCACCTTCGTCATAGTAAGGTGCAATCTGAACAATCTTTCCGTTGTGATTTCCTACTTGATAGCCAAACTTACGACAGGTTGTTTCGTTGATCTTTCGTTTAATCAGGTCTTGGTATTCACCAGAGATCAAACCACTAGCTTTCTTTTTAGGAGACTCAGATACAGTTCCATCACCGTTCTTGTGAGTGTTGCAGCTGAAACAGAATGTGTGCCCGTCTGAGTAAAGGCTGTTAGCATCAGATGATCCGCAGTTGTCACAAGGTATGTGTCTTAGAAATTCAGATTCGTTCGTTTGTTCCATTATATCCTTGAGAAAAAAGAGGGTGAGCCGAAGCCCACCCATAAGTTACAACTAGGAGATCACATGAAAATCACTACATGTTATTTTCCTTCAACCATTTTGCCACATCAAAAGATGGACATGCCTTTTTGACATCAGGGAAATCTCGATGTCCTTGGATCTTGGCTTCAGGGTATTTGTTTTTAAGAGACGCTAGGAGCATCTTAAGGGCTGTGAACTGTGCTTCAGTGAAGTTGTTCTTAGCTTTGTTCACATCGTTGGCATCAACGCCACCCACCATGCAGATTGCTACGGAGTGTTCGTTGTACCCAGCTACGTGAGCACCAATCACATCAACTTGTCGGCCTTCTTCGACTACTCCGTTTCGACGGATGACGAAGTGGTATCCGATACAAGCCCATCCATTCTTACGGTGCCACTTATCAATATCGGCTGCACCAACATCGGTGTTATCGCCTGTGGCAGAACAATGAACGACAATGTAATCTGTCTTAGTCCTCTTTTTTGTATTTGAAATATAACTCATATTATTCCTTCAACCACGCATCAGGGATTTCCTTATCTGCATACTGAAACCCGTTCTTGATGCACCAGTCAGCATAGGTAGTCTTTGACCTCTTGCTGATCTTGGTCTTGGAGTTGCTGAAGACAAACCTGATATCTAATTCAGGGTGTTGTGCCTTCACTAATAAATGTTTTTGTCGATCCTCAGTGAGGAACCGACCCTTAGATTCTATGATAATGTCGTTTTCTAAAACAAAGTCAGGTGTGTATTTGGAAACCCTCGCTGGCTTCGTGTAGTTGATAGTCAGCTCTTCAAATGAAAAGCCCACCCCTTTCGAGGTGAGCCTATTCGCTATTGCTTCTTCCAAACCTGAGCGGAACCCATATTTAAGTCCCACTTGTTTTGACGATAACGACTTAGAAGTCTTCCGCTTCGCTGTCGCTTTCGTCTTTGAACTCATTATTCTCTTCAGCAGAATTATCTGCTTCGTAACCGTCTTCTTTACCGAAGCCGAATGAATCGGCACTAGCCCCACCACTGAACTCTACAAGCTCAATCACTTGCACAGCTCGCATACGTAGGGAGATCCCTGCACCTACTAGAGAGGTGTAAAAAGGAATGACCTCGTAAGAGACCTTCATCTTTGAACCACCACCAATGTTAGGTGTTTTAGTTACAGGTGTTCCTTTGGCATCAAAGACTGCAACCTTTTGTTCCCACTCATCACCACTCTTAGTTGTGACTTTGGCTTTCAGTTTGAACTTCAAGGTTACCTTGCCTGTGTCCTCATTCACTGAATAAGGGGCGTCGCCTTCCTTGATCTTCTTGCCTTTGTTCTCTTCCTTTGCCTTGGCCACAGAAGCTTCCAACTGTTCATCCAAGAAGGACATGATTTCTGAAGCTTCCTCAGCTGGAATCTCGAGGTTTACTTTGTACTCTCCGTCTGGATTGAACTTAGTGTCGGGCTTTGTGAGGTATGGATATTGTGCAACCCCCATAGGTGTTACATAGCGGGGGAGCTTTGGTTTCTTGCTCATAAAAGTCCTTATTTAAAATAGCCCTGATAGGCTTCTTTCATTTCTGAAATAACTCGAAAGGCTTCTGCCTTCGTCTTACAAACCCGAACAGTTCCGTCGGGCATTACCACATTGAACATTAAGTCTCCTCATAATATGCGGCTGGTTATCCAATTGTAGGACCAAAGGGCAAATCTTGCCCTCTGGTAATATTCTAGGCAAAGCAGTAGCGTGACTGGCACACCTTACTCAAATCCAGTTCGCCACGTGCAGGTAACGGTTCTAAGTTTAACTTCGCATCGTCACTTAATTGCTGAACAATATCGTCCCTGAAGTTTTCTAAGACAGGGATGTCTTCATACATCTCGACAAAGCTCTCTCTCACTACGTGGTAGAGATCTTCAACATCACCAGCAGTTGTTCCAAAGGAATCATGGATCATTGCGAAGTTATTGATCCCAGCTTGTTTCGCTCGAACAACGGTCAGCATCATGTGTGCTGCATCGCATGAGTGAACATAGTTGGGTGCTATACCTTGGGATTGCTTTCGACGATCTAGCTTGTCCTGCTCTTTGTACATCGTCAGCTTCACGGTCTTTCCGTTGATAGCTGTTTTGACGGTACGAATGGCTAGATCTGGATACGCTTGCATCACAGGGAAACCGACAGGTGTTGTCCAGCGAACTGGCAACTGTTCTCCTGCAGCTAGAGATGCAGCGTGTTGGAGCCACTTCATGGCTTCCGAAGCTTTTACGAGTGTCTTATTCACGGCAACCCAAATGGCCTTGGCCATGTAAGCTGCAGCACGATAACCATCCCCCGAGAATGGAAACTCTTTCCCCGATTGTTTGGCAGGACGAATGATGTCCTCCATCAATTGCTCTTTGAATCCGTACTCCTTCGATCCATAGGCCAGCGTCATCACCGAACGCTTGGTTACTTTTCTCGTAATTCCGAATCGCAGCCACTGGGCGGCAAGGGTCTTCGTCCCTTCGACCACGTATGCTGTACCTTCGTCAGTGTGTCCCAATCCGTCTTCTGTCCCAGAGACGATGTCTTCGTTGATTTGTTCGAGGACTTTGTTGGCAACCAGCTGGTACACATCTGCTGGAAGATCTTGCGGAACCAAGTTAACTGCTGAGCCACCGGTTTTGTCCCTGAGCATTGCTGAGAAGTGTTGGATGCCAGAGCATGAACCGTCCATAGCCACGGGCAGTTTCGATACGAACGTATCACCATACTCGCAGTAACCCTTCCACTCGAAACAAAAAGCCAAGAACTGCCAGGGCTTGTCAATCTCAACCCCACCAACAGAACTTGCCCAGCCTCTGTGATTGAAGGGATCAGTTGCAATACGGATAATTTCCTCTTCATTGTCTTGTACCCAATTCACTCTGTCCTCTAGGGACGCTTTGTCATAGCCAGCCACGTTTGCACCGTGGATAGCCAACCATTTCCACCCCTCTTCACCGAGTGGTTTGCCGTTTGCGAAACGCAAGAGTGCCTTCTGATAGTCAGATCCCTGAGGGTTCAGGTGTGGCACCGCATAGATCCGACCCCTGAAGTCCAACTGGTAGGGAAAGAAGATCTTTCGATAAGGCTCGAAGCGTTTGGCGATACCCAATGCAATCGAGAACCCAATCCTTTGTCCTAGAATTGATAGGTTCTGCATGTGGGTCTTTGCTGCTTGGATCCGATACTCCTTCTTGGCTTGCTCGTTCGTCTCAATGTCGAACGGAACCTGAGGCATAGGGATCCCCTCACGAGGAGGAAGGCCACCTAGGACAGAGCCATTGTCCCAAAGGCTGCTCATGACCTCCATGACCTGACTATTGATCTGCCATGGGGTTCTCTGAATGGCGTTCACAGCCTCATAGACAATCGGCATGTCCATGTTCTTCAGCTCGTCCAGGTAAGCCCTGTTCTTGGTCTTCACGAGCTTCAGGGGCTTGATGTTGGAGCTGATGTAGCCACCTGTGAACGGGTCTTCCCAGTCCCTTGGCTGGACAACCATGGGTTCATAGACAGGACGGAGGAACTGAGTGATCTCGTTCTTACGTTCGATCCATTCGATGGTCTCAGGCAAGGCACGGACGTATTTGAGAGCCTGATCCTTCTCGACACGCTGGTGGGTGATCTCAACGATGCCCACGGTTGCCATGCAGATGTCTAGGAGTTTGACCCCTACGTGGAGACGATCAGTCCGTGTCCACTTTTCCCAGTTATCCACACGTTGTGCCTGACGGACGGCATAGATGTGCTTGTAGTGGTAGCTGGAACGCTTCTTAGCCCCCGTCACAAGCTTCTCGTACTTCTTCTTCTCCGTCTCACGGATCTTAGCGAATCTCAGCTCATCCTCGACGGCAGTGCCAATGGCTACCCCGACGAATTGAACCGTACGGATGGAAGATACCCCAGAGAGAACATGCTTCAGGGTTAGGAACGCTAAGGTATTTGGATCCATATCCCTGATTTTCTTGAAGGCTAGGTTACGGTTACCCGCGACACCCTTAGAAGTCTCCTCGACCCACTGACGGATGCCGTCTGAGAGCAATTCAAGACGATGAGCCAAGATTGCCTGTCCGTAGGCAGTACCTTCTTCCCGTTGTGAAGACTTGGCTTTGGAAATGTCACGCAAATAACGTTCCTGACCACGCTTAGTCATCTCTTCTTCAAGTCTAAGTTGGGTCGTCATTAAGTCGTCTTCTTGTGTAACTTGATGTATAGTCATAGTTCTCTCTAGTTTATTTATACCTATGTATATAACCTTATAAGTAAAACTATAGTTTTACCCTTAGGTTATCCAATTGTAGGACTATAGAAACTTAGCCACAGTTTGTACTGGCTTTGTTCTATTTATGCACAAAAATAAGCAAAGTTGTCACAGTTTTTTGTGCCAACTTTTAATTGCCTGTTTGAAAGGGTTGCCTAGGGGCTTTTTGGTCGCCTCTAATTCCGTAGGAATTTCAAGAGGTTAGAGGTGGTGCGGACACCGGGGGTCGAACCCGGACAGCCTTGCGGCCGAGGGATTTTAAGCCTCAATCTCTCAGCCATCAGCCACATAACCAATTGAAATCCCTACGGATTATTTTTGGTCAATCAATGATCTGTCACAGTTAAAACACCTGCTGTGACAGCCTGTGACAACTCTTTATGCAGTCCTCAAAACAGGAGCATTACTTGTCCTGTATTGTTCGAGTGCTTCAACTCCCTCCTTCAGTTTACCAGGTGCAAGGTGCATGTACCGTGCAGTGGTGATCGGAGTAGAATGACCCATCCATGCTTGGATGAACTGAGCACTCTTGTCCTGCATTGCCAGTCGAGAAGCACATGTATGTCTCAGCATGTGGATCACGAATTGAGGATCATTGGTCTTCCCTAGGAAAGCCCGAACCTCATCCCACTGGCGATAGAGTTGCTTCTCTGACAGCCCAGCAAAGACACTCTCTGAGTTGCTACGAGACACGAGGATATCGTGAACCCTAGCAGTCGCAGGAACTGCCCTAGCCTTACTTGTCTTCGTCTGATCAGGGTGCAGGTGAAGCATCCCGTTCCGGTACTCCTTGTATTTAAACTTGAGGAGTTCCATCCGACGAAAGCCCGTATCGATTGCACAGATCACGAAGTCACGGAGATCCATGAAGTCGAACTTGGTGCAAGCGTTGAGGACTAGCATTTCCTCTTCACCATCAAGCCAACGGATACGGTGATCACCTGGCTTGCGTCTCTTGATACGGGGTAGGCTCTCTAGCCACCCTTCATCAGCTGCAGTCTTGAGCATCATAGACAGGGACGAGAGCTTGGCATTGACGGTTGACCCCGCATTACCAAAGTCCTCCTCCAGCTCAGCCACCAGCTCACGGATGAGACTAGTGTTGACCTCTTCGATCAGCTTGTCCTTACCAAGAAGCTTAAGGACGAACTCAGCCGAACGCTTGCCATGGTTGCTCTTCTTCTGTGACCAGACCTCACGCAGGGTGATGTCAAAGGCATCTTGAAGGGTAGGCTTGCGGTTCTCCTGGGGGAGGAACTCTGCAGGGAGCTGAGCACCACTTCTGATCAGTTCCTGCTTCTTCTCGTCTAAAACAGCCTCACTGTAGCTGCTGAAAGTTGCACGGTAACGATTGGCACCACTGCCAATAGAGACCATAAACTTCTTACCTCGATTGTAGATAGGCATATTAGGCTCCTAGAATTTTCTTCACTGCAGTCCTTCCTCTTGGTGTCAGACGAATGATCTTTTTCCGTCTCTCTAGAGGATCCTCAAAGGCCTCAAGGAAGTTGAGACCTTCCTCTTTCCTGCGATTGATCTTCCCCAGTGCTCCCACGTAACGAGACGCAGAAGCCAAGGTCACACCAACGGCACTAGCTAGATCGGTTAGAGACATTCCGTCTGGGTTCTCAGAGACCACGAGAAGACACATGAGCTGCTGCAAAGGCATGTCAGGGTCTATCTTCTGTGCTTCTGTGAGAAGCCGTAAGGCATTCCAAGCATCCATAAGCCACCTCCTTGTGGGAGATGGATTCTGAACTAGTCAGATTCCCACGTCAACGACTATTGCCAATCGGTAAGCTTCTGCATACCCTGCTTATCTACTTTCAACGTATGTGATTTAGCCAATTCTTCGATGTGCTTTGCCAAGAATGTTGCGAGGTGCATACAAATTGAGTCAGCTGCATGATCACAGCACCCGTTATCCCGCCACCTGATCTCTGGGTAGATCCCGTTAGGGGTGTCCTCCAAGATAATAAGAACTTTCATTTTTGATCCTTTTCCTGTGATTTCTCATCCTTCTTCTTGCCAAAGATCTGATCCCAACCGTTGCGGTATTGATCAGTGTTCTTCTTTTGGTTCTCGTTCATACTTTCCTCCCTGATAGAGTTTTGAATGGATAGCTGTTCTGTCTCCAGACACAGATCAATTCGTCATGCTCGTAGCTCGTGAGTGTGGTGTAACCCGTCTGATCTCCGCACGAGATGCGGTGAAAGTAATTATTAAACACCGCAAGTTGGAGGCTGAACCACATCCCTGCAACGAAACAGACAGCACACAGGGCTTTGGTTTTTAAAGAGATAGCCATGAAATAACTCCTGCAAAATAAATAATGACTGCCACTGCTTCGACTAAGAACAGCGGAGGATCTCGTTGGAGAAATCCTGCCAGTGTCCATAAGAGTGACCCAACGAGTGAGAAAAAGAC